CAAACTGTGTTAGAACTTATGCAAGTAGACCAGAATCAATTATAATATCAATAATAAGAATGGAAGATAAAGAACGAGCATCAGTTGAATATAGAATAACTGGGGATAACGATGATATTAATTTAATCAGAGTTCAATCACTAGGTAGATTCAATAAAGTTTTGGATGTTAGTTGGGACGAAATATTAAAAGTATTGGATAATAGAGTTGAATATTGTTTAATAAATGGTATTTTTAAATTACCCACCTTTGAAGTTAGTTTTGGTAAAAAAACATTGTATAGTGAATTGGAGTTTAGAGATAGTCTTGAATATGCAATGAGACCAGGACAGAGGGGAATAAAAACAATTAATAAAGCCTTATATTTCTCTAATAGAGAAATTTATGATATTAATGGAGTAAAATTAGTAACATTAGCACCAAATGAAGACCCATTCTAAAATACAAGATATTTTTAAAGAAAGATTTAAACAAATACCATCTTCTTTATATATAAAAAATGAAAAAATATCCAAAGAAAATTTGGATAAATTTTTAAGTAAATCTCATTTAATATTTACCAATAAGAAAGTTATTGATAACAAAATAGTTGAATTTGAAAAATTGGTTGAATATGACCCAAGTGGAATTCTTATTTACATAGAAGAAGGTATTGATATATTTATTTTTACCACAACAGATAGATTGAATGTTGCGGAGTTTACATTACATAATTTAATAAAACTTAACAAATAAAATGGTTTTTTATACTACTTGGTGATATTTATAATAAACACTATGTCGTATGGAAAATGGAAAAATTTATAAGATAACAAATACCAAAAATAATAGTTTGTATATTGGTTGCACGATAAACACCCTAAAACATAGATTTGAAGAACATTGTTATCGTTGTTTAAAAACAAATATTAATACTAAATTATGTAATAGTATTAGGAAGTATGGTGTTGAGAAGTTTACTATTGAATTGATTGATGAATGTTCTTTGGAAAAAATTTATGAGAGGGAAGTAGAACTGATTAAAGAATACAATTCATTTGAAAATGGATTAAACTCTACACTTGGTGGTGAAGGTTGTTTAGGTTATAAACATTCACCAGAAATTAGAGTGAAAATCTCTGAAGCAGTTAAAAATGGAAAGTCTCATAAAGGAAAAACTTATGATGAAATTTATGGGGATAGAGCACAAGAAGAGAGAGAAAAAAGAAAAATGGCAGGTTGGGGTAGAACATTTAATGAAGAACAAAAAATAATTCTTCGCGAAAAAATAAAAAATACTAAAAGACAAAAATCAAAATATGACATCAACGCAATAAATGAAATAAAAAAATTACTACAAGATGGAAAAAGAGTTGTTGATATTCATAAATTATTTCCTACTATAAACATCAATACAATTTATTGTATTAAACAAGGAAGAAGGTGGAAAGACTAAAAATTAAAAAAAATGGAAATTACAGGACAAGAATTAAAATCAAAAATTGAAGCTGGGGAAACTGTTATGGTCGCCTGGACGGCCCCGTGGTGCGGCCCGTGTAAGATATATAAACCCACTTTTGGGAAAGTATCTGAGTCAGCTAATATACCTATGTATATAATGGATGTTGAAGAAGATGGTGAATATGCTGTTCAATTGGGTATTAGAGCTGTACCAACAACTAAACTATTCAGTAATGGTGTAGAAATGTTTTCAAAACCTGGTATGTTATCTGAGAATGAATTAAAATCGATAATCAACAATGTCATCAATGGATAATAAGTTAGTCATATTATATACGATGAAGGGATGTCCCCATTGTACAGACTTCAAAGATATGTTAAAAGAAAATAACATTGAATTCTATGATAGGGATATAAATGAATACTCGGATGAATTTGATATGTTTGTTGAAATAACTGGAAAAGATTATGTTCCAGCATTTATGTTGGTAGATGAAAGTGAAAGTGATGAACCAATACCAATGTTATTTGCACCAGAGGTTGATTTCAATGAATTGAATGAAGGATTGGAAATAATCAAAAAGTTTATTTTGTAAAAGTATTTTTTTTTTTGACGATATATTTATAATAAAAAAAATATGAAAAAGATAGTAAGATTAACTGAAAGTGATTTAATTAGATTGGTTAAAAGAGTAATTAATGAAGATAAAGGAAAGAAACCATCAACAGATAAGATTGTTGAGTTACTCTGTAAAAAAATGGATAGAATTGTTGGTGAAGATGAATATACTTGTGGATGGAATAGTGATGATAAACGTTTTACTATTAAGGTTAAACACCCAACAGATGAACCTCTTAGTGACATAAGTGAAGAACTTGTTGATTATGTAAATAAAAAATTAGAATATAATGTTATAAGTGTATATAATGATAGTGGTAAGAAAGTACTACATTTAAAATATACAAATGATTAAAATAACAACCCCCATCTTTAAGGTGGTTTTTTTTTTGATAGATATTTATATGGAAATAAATTAATTTAAAAAAAATACAATGAAAAAGATAGTAAGATTAACAGAAAGTGATTTAACTAGATTGGTTAAAAGAGTCATTAATGAAACTAAGGAAGAAGGATTTAAAGAAATTAAAACTAAGTCAGCATTACTAAAAGTTGGAAAAGAAATACAGAAGGCTAAATATAATAGTAGAAGTGGGGAGTTTATTTTAGTAACCCCAACTCATCAAATCAAATTTGGTTGTGCTGGTGGTGCTGATATTACTGTTGATGGTGATGATTTGGATGAAATCAAAAATACAAGTATCAAAAATGCTTCAATTAAACATACCGAAATTAGATTAACTTTTGATAATGGTTCTACAATCTTCCTTGAAGACGAAACTGGTGGTGAAGGTATCGAAATTTATATAGTTTAATAAAACAAAAATAGATAAATTAAACCCCACACTCTAATAAAGGTGGGGTTTTTTCATTTAAAATAATATCAAATCTTTTATTCTATCTTTAACCAACCAAGGTTTTGAATCTAGTTGGTTTTTTATATCACTATCAATATTAAATTCATTTAAGTATTCGTTTGAGAATTTATTTAGATTAAAATCGAATACATCCAACACCAATGATTTAATATCTTTATTTGAATAAATTGAATCACAAATAATATCAATATTTAAATCATCTTCAACCACATCGGTTGTATATTTGAATAATATCTCATCTGTGACCAAAATATCAAAAAGATGATTACAGACATACTCACCATAATAAAACTCTCTCCTACCAAGATTTAGACTATAACCATAAGGGAATGATGAAGAGACAGACATAAAGTTTGTTGAATTAAAGATATTCAACTTTTCAGGTAAGAATGGAGAATAGAATTCAAGTTCAAGTTTGTTTGTATAATTGATGTTATTTAAGAACTCTTTGTTATATTCACTTGTTTGTCTATTAACTTCTTTAATGACTTCTTTGTGATATATAGGTCTATCACTTTTATAATATGTGAAATAATGTTGATTTGGACTAATTGGTTCTCTATAGTCAATTAAGTCAATGATACTGAGACTTTTTAGATTTAGAAAATCAAATAGTTTTTTGTTTTCTTCAATAAATTCATCTCTTAGTTTATTTAAGTCTATAACAACATCTGATGATGTTGAACCATAAACAACCAAAAAGGATTTAAAATCAATAACTTGGAAACGTGATTTATGGATTGGATTAATGTTTTTTATTATATAATCCGCAAAGAGATTAACCAATCCTTCTTTTGATAATGTGTTAATGTATTTCATAATTTTTTATTCAATTTATATGTAAAAAAAATCATACATTAAATAGTTAAATAAAAAAAGGGACGTATTGTCTCTCTCGTCAATATGACTTACTTTAGTTCCATTATTAAGATAATGAATAAAATCCCCCAAGTTTATTTCCCCTTATCTGTCATAACTAAATTGTAAAGGTCTCTATTTGACTTTATAACATCAAGCATTGTGTTGAATACCTTATCTTCAGCCCATCTTGCATCAAGATAGGAAAAAATCTCTTCATAAAAAGTTAATTTCTTTGGATGTTGTTCACCATAAGCTTTAATGGTAGTACATAATTGTATTGGACTTAAAGATTTAATAGTTGATATAACCCTATCAAGGGTTGATTGAGACATCCACCCCATTCCAGTAGTTGCCTGTTTAAATATTAATAAAGCGGGCTCTGATGGTCTTTCATATTTAACCCTCTGTTTAGAGATGTCAACAAAAAGTCTAGAACAAAAACGTTCAAATTCAATTGTTTTTTCATTACCCGTACTACCCCCACCTCCTTGACCTAAACCACTCTGCTCATTAATGACTCTTTTAATTAATTTAGTTAAATCTGTCTCAGTTAATCTTATTATTTTTTTCATAGTCAATTTTTTATTTTATAAATATGTGTAATTAATTAAAAGTTAATTATTAATAAAAAAAAGGGACATATTGTCCCCTTCTAAATTAAATCTCCCCAAATAAAATTTTACTTTTTTGTGTAGTATTTTTCTACAACTTTTTTGATAGACTCCTGAATACTGTTGTTAGTTTGATTAGTAGTCTGAGTTACAGGAGTTGAAGTTGAAGGGGCAGGTTGTTGAGGTTGTTTGTTTTTGCATCCACAAGCCATTGCATAGTAGTTTTATTTTTTTATGAATATAATTCATTAATAAATATCTAAACTATTTATATTATGTAAATAATAATTGAATATATATTAATATGCGAAAAATTATATTAAGTCAAGGTCAGTTTAAACACTTGATTAAAGTTATAAAAGAACAAGAAGAGGGTGAATATTATAAAATAAGTCCAAAAGAATTATTGAATATATTGGAATTGGCCTCTTATTCAAGTACTGTTCTAAAACCAAAATTCTTTGAGGGTAAAAAATTATATGTGACTGGTGATTTGGATTTAAGGGGTAAACCAATTAAAACATTGGGTAATATTGCTTATATTGATGGGAGTTTGGATATAGGGAATACAAATATTTCTAGTGTTGAGGGAGTTCAAGTTAAGAAACACATTTGGGATTCTGGTTCACCAGTTGAAGCTAAAAGAATTAGACGAGAAGAATTAAAAAAATTGGCTGAAGCTGAATCAAGAAGAGAAGATGGTGATTGGGATTTGACCAATCCAAACATTGATGAAGAAGGATTGGCAGCAAATGCTTTATTCAACCATTTAGTTAGTGAGGGTAAACTAGATGAAATGGATAATGAAACCAAAGAATTATTAAATACAAAAATACAACAATTAGAAGAATTAAAAAGTACATATAACCCAACTGAAGAAGATTCACAAGACTACATATATGATGAAATGAGTGATTTAGAGGATGAAATAGAAGAATTACAAGAGAACTATGCTGATGTATATTATATAATTCCAACAAATTATAAACCTTATGGAACATTATATAGTTTTGAGGTTACTGGATTGAGAAATCAAGAATATATGGTTGGAACTTATGATGATATGTATGAAGCTGCAATTGAAAATACAGAAAATTTATTGGATGATATTGGATTGGATGGTATAAACCAATATATAATAGAGAGTAATCTTGATGAAGATGCTATTAGGGAATATATTGAGGAGTTCTATGATAACGATATAAGAGATAGTCCAGAAAGTTATTTTAGACAAGATGATTATGAATTAACTGACGAACAAGAAGAAAGAAAAGAAGAGTTGGAAAATTATATCAATGAAATGGAAGACCTCAAAACTGAAAAAGAAGAAGAATTGGAAGATACCGAAGATGAGGATGAAAAAAGTAAATTAGAAAAAGAAATTGAACAAATTGAAGAGAATATTGAAAAGGCTCAAGATGAATTTGATAGTATTGAACCTGATGATGAACCAACAGAGGAAATGATTGAAGAAAAAGTAAGTTATTATGTTAGAAGAGCTATGGATGACCCAGTTAGTTGGTTAAGAGGTATGGATGAGGATGATAGAATCCAATATTATGTTAATGTGAGAGGAGTCGCTGAAGACATTGTTGATCATGATGGTATTGGTACATTATCAAGTTGGGATGGAAGTTATGATGATGTTTATATAACAGGACCTAATGGTATTAGATACAATTTTGTTGTTATAAGAAACAATTAATTTATTTTTTAAAAAACTTTAATTATATTTTTGATATGAGAAAAAATAAATTAAAGTTTGTGATGGACACAGATTGGATATTTGATGGAGTCATAGACGCAGAACAGAAACAATATGTATTATTAGGTTATTTCCAAAAATTGAATAAACAATTGGAAGAGATGAAAGTCTATCCTATGTTTACTGAAATAACACTACATCTTGCAAATGTCCAAAACATCATCAAAAATAATAAAATATTATATACAGATAAGAAACTCACCAATTATGATGATGAGTTAACTTTTATTGATTTAAAAACAAAAGATTTACCCCCACTCAAAGTCACCGAATTAAACGAACTCAAAACTATATTACAATATAGTTTATCCAAACTCCAAGATTATTTTGATATTATCAAATCATTATGGACAGTTGTATATGATTCAATTGAAATAGTATCAATCTTTAATGAAGATAATTTAACCTCCAAGAAAGGTTATTTCTATACCAAATCTAACCAAATAATCAAGATTTGGGAGTACAATATTAGAAAGTATAAGGGTAGTAACACCTTCAATATTGAGGAAAAACTTGAGGATAATTTGTTAAAACATATTCATTCACCAGATAATACACTACCAGCATTTTATCTTCATTGCGCTAAAGAATTACCGATGGAAGAAACTCTAATTCCATTATTCAAGAGAAAGGTTATGTCATATGTATTACAGACAAAAAACTTAGCAATAAGGTAATATTGAAATTTGGTTTTATTAACAAACCAAGATTATATATAATCAGTTAATAAACCAAAAAAATTATTTTATGAAAAAAGTTTTATTTTTATTTATTGTATTAGCAACAATTTTAACATCTTGTGGAAAAAAAGATAAATGTGTTGATACAATATGTCCAAATGGACAAATTTGTGTTGATGGTACTTGTCAAGGTATATCAACAAATGTTTTAGTCACGACCAATATTACAACAAACACAACTTGGACATCCGACAACATTTATGAATTGGCCGGAAGAATTACCATCACAAATGGTGCAACACTCACAATTGAACCAGGAACAATTATTAAAGGACAAGCTGGTACAGGTTCAAATGCAACTGCATTGTTAGTATCAAGAGGTTCTAAATTAATCGCAGAAGGAACATCAAACTTACCAATCATCTTTACATCTGTTGCGGATGAAATCACATTGGAACAAGTAAGAAATGGTAACTTTGTAAGTCCAAATTTAGACCCAACTTCACAAGGTTTATGGGGTGGTGTGATTATTTTAGGTTATGCTCCAATATCAGCCTCAGCATCTGAAGTTCAAATTGAGGGAATACCAACAACTGACTTAAATGGCTTATATGGTGGGAATAATCCAAATGACAATTCTGGTGTATTAAAATATGTTTCAATTAGACACGGAGGTGCAAATATTGGAAACGGAAATGAAATCAATGGTTTAACATTGGGTGGTGTTGGTTCATCAACAATAGTTGAAAATATTGAAATTGTTGGAAACCAAGATGATGGTATTGAATTCTTTGGTGGTAATGTAAATGTTAATAATCTTATTGTTTGGTATTCAGGTGATGATGCAATTGATACTGACCAATCTTGGGGTGGAACATTAAATAATTTCATTGTAATATGTGGAAATGCAACAGACCACGCATTGGAAATTGATGGTCCTGAAGGTACTTATTTGGCTTCAAATACAATTAAAAATGGTTCAGTTAAAGGTAGTATTGAAGCTGAATTGGGTGATTTTAGAGCTTGCCCAAGAGGAAGTTTTGAAAATATTTTCTTCTTTGATTTTCCAGATCCAGCGATTAGTGGAAGAGGTGATTTATCAATATCAAATCCAACAAATTCTACATGTTCTATAGATAATTTAACTAACGGAGTTTTGACTTTTTCAAATTTACAAGCTATACTTCCTACAAATGTCTTATTGAGTAACGTGTTCAAAAATGGAACAAGTTCATATGCAACCAGTGTGGCTAATAGAAGTGTTGGTGCAAACAAAACAATATTCAATTGGACTTGGTCGGAACAAGCAAATCAGTTATTAGAGTTTTAATCTAAACACAAACTTATTTAAAGGTTCTGACAAAAGTTAGAACCTTTTTTTATTTACTAAAATCTAATAATCATATGGAAAACCTTAAACTAAGAATGACTCTAACCGATGGAAAAGGTTGGAAAGAAACCAAAATTATTCAATTATCACATTATCTTTTGGAAAAAGAAAATGGAAACAATTTACTAGATAAAACTTTGGAAAAATTAATTGAAGACCAAAAGAATATTGAAAGTAATAGAGAAGAAAATAAAACGACTTATCAAAAATGGAGACCTTAATGAAAACTTGGGAAAATAAAGAAATGGTTAATCACCCCAGTCATTACCAATTTGGTAATGATAAAACCTATGAAGTTATCAAAATTATTGAAGTATATAATTTTGATTTCCATTTGGGGAATTGTTTCAAATATATAAGTCGTGCTGGAAAAAAAGACTCTACAAAAGAATTGGAGGATTTGAAAAAGGCTCAATTCTATTTGAACAGAAAAATACAAATAATAGAAGAACAAAAGGGAGGTTAAAATCCCCCGTTTAACTTATTTTTCTTTTTCAAATTATCCTTAGCCCATAAAGGTTGAAGATTTGTGTAATGGCTGGACAGTTGATGTAATAACACATATATTTAAAAACATAGAATTATGAATAAGATTTTTTTGATTGACATTGATGGAACAATATGTGAAGACATTAACAATGAAGATTCCCATTTATTTCCATTTGCATTACACTTTGAAGAAAGTAGATTGATGTTAAATAAATGGTATGATGAAGGAAACATTATAACTTTTTTTACCGCAAGAGAGTCAAAAGATAGACATATTACGGAAGATTGGTTAAGATTGAAAGGATTCAAATTCCACGGACTAATAATGGATAAACCAAGATGTAAGGATGGTCAAGAATATCATTGGATTGATAATAGACCAGTCAAAGCAACAACATACAAAGGAACTTGGAGTGAATTAATAAAAACAGAAGCAAAAATAGAAGTGTTTAAATGAATGTATTAAGTTTGTTCGATGGGATGAGCGGAGGACAATTAGCCTTAAATCGAGCATATATTCAATATGATAACTATTATGCTTCTGAGATTGATGCTCAAACGATAATAGTAACCCAACACAACTACCCAAAAACTATTCAGTTGGGTGATGTAAAGAATGTTAAAGGATGTGATTTACCATCAATTGAATTGTTAATTGCGGGCAGTCCTTGTCAAAGTTTTTCATCAGCAGGTAATGGAACTGGTTTTGATGGTAAAAGTGGTTTATTTTGGGAATTTGTTAGAATTTTGAATGAAGTACAACCAAAATATTTTCTATTAGAAAATGTTGTGATGAAAAAAGAATGGAGGGATATAATATCAAAGGGGTTGGGTGTTGAACCTATCAAAATTAATAGCAATTTAGTGTCAGCACAAAATAGACAAAGACTATATTGGACAAATATTCCAAATGTAACTCAACCTAAAAATAAAAATATTTTCATTGAGGATATTTTGGATGATGAATTTGATGAAAAATATTGGTTAAAAGAAAGAAACACAGAATTATTACTCAATAAAGTTAATATAGATAACGCACCAAATGTTGCCTGTATTGATGTATATAACAAAAAAGTAAAGTTAGATAGGAAATGTCCAACATTAACTCTACCTCATCATAACTCAATTAGATTATTACAGGGTGGAAGAATAAGAAAACTAACACCAAATGAATGTGAGAGATTACAGAATGTACCAGTAAATTACACAAATTGTGGGATAAGTGACATCCATAGATATTCAATGTTGGGTAATGGATGGACTGTTGATGTCATTGCACATATTTTTAAAAATATTAAATTATGAATGTATTAAGTTTGTTTGACGGAATTAGTTGTGGCCAAATTGCTCTAAATAGAATTGGAATAAAATATGATAAGTATTTTGCGTCAGAAATTGATAAAAGTTCAATTAAGGTTACACAACAAAATTACCCCAACACAATTCAATTGGGGGATATAACGGAAATTAAAGGAAGTGATTTACCACAAATTGATTTATTAATAGGTGGGTCGCCTTGCCAAGGATTCTCAAAGGTAGGAAAACAATTGAATTTCAATGACCCAAGGAGTAAATTATTCTTTGAGTATGTTAGACTATTAAAAGAAACAAATCCAAAGTATTTTTTATTGGAGAATGTTGTAATGAGAGAAGAATGGCAAGATGTAATCACTGAACATCTTGGTGTGAAACCAATTAAGATTAATAGTAGATTAGTTTCAGCACAGAATAGACCAAGGTTGTATTGGACAAATATTCCAAATATAACACAACCAAAAGACTTGGGATTAAATATTTGTGATGTTATCACTCCAGACTTTAAGGACAAATATCCAAACTATTTGGATTTACCATTCTATGGTAGGGGAACAAGAAAGGATGTTGTTAAGTCTTATAGAGATAAGGCATCTTGTTTAACGGCATCAATGTATAAAGGACAGGTTTCATCTTTTTGTAAAAATGAATTGGGTCAGATATACAAATATACCCCACAAGATTGTGAACTATTACAAACAGTACCATTAAATTATACAAGGGGAATCTCAAATACTGAAAGGTTTAAATTACTTGGTAATGGGTGGACCATTGATGTTATAACACATATTTTTAAAAATATCAAATAAGGGTCAGTTATGACCCTTTTTTTATTTTATATGATATTTATTAATAAAAAAATAAAACATGACTAAAAAACAAAAAATGGTCCTGATTGAAAGTGGAATAAGAGATATTAATTCTCTTGCACTTCGTTACAAAAAAGCGAAGATCTACTTTCATCAGGACCTTTGACTGGATGGAGTTACTACGGCTTTAGCTATGAAAAAGTATTTGGAAAGATATGGGATTGAAACAGTAGATGCTGAAGTTATACAATATGGAACATCAGAATTTGCGATTAAGAAACCAGATGCTAGTGGTAAAATTATGCCAGTATTGGTAGATTTTGCGCATGGTAAACCTATGTTTTTAATTCATACGGATCACCACGATACACAAGCTGGGGCAGAATTCACCAAATCAAAACAATTTTCACATTCAAGGTCAAATGTTAAAACAGTATCTGATGTAATATCCCCAAATGATTTATTTTATGGAACTGATATTCAAGCAATATCAACAATTGATAGTGCGGATTTTATTAGATATAATATTACACCACAGGATATTCTAAACTTTAATTTTAGAAATTCTAGTACTAAGAATAGATTTATGCTTATGTTTATTGTTAATAAATGGTTATTAACATTCAAAAGTAAGGATAGATTTTTGGAAACATTAGTATTGGAATGTACCCCATCCGCAATAAATCTTTATTTGAAGATAAAAGAATTAGTTGGTGGTAGTTTTGATGAAAAATCTGAAGAATTATTACAAAATCAAATTGATTATATTGAAGATAGAAAAACAGATAAAGACATTGATGTTGAAGATAAGATTATCTTTCAATATGGATTAGGTTATATTGGGAGAAAAGGTTCTTATGATAGGTATACCCCATTTATTAACAATCCAGAGGGTGATTTCTTAATAACAGCATTTCCAATGGGGATGGTTCAAGTATCTTGTAATCCATTTAAGACAGATAGAGCATTGAAAGGTGTTAATTTAGGTGAAGTTAAAGATGAAGTATTGAGTGAATTTGAAACTGAACTTAAAAATATTAAAGTTAGTCTATCATCTTTAAAATGGATTTCGGAAAGTGACCCAGGGTTTACTGAAGAATCAATTGGTTTCACATATAGAGATTTAAAAGCATTGTATGGTAACGATTATGTAATCCAAGATGAAGATGTAAGTGAAAAGGAATTACAAAATATAATGAATCAACATTTTGATAAATTATCTGACGAAGAAAAAGAAATATTAGATAATATTTTTATAAGTGGTTGGAACATTGTACTTAGAAATAGTGGTGGACATAGATGTATTACCAATATTTCAGGTTTAAATTATTTGGTTAGGTCTAAAAGACCGGCAAACAAGGAACAAAAAGCTCCTAGAAAAACTGATAATGAAGATAAGATTATTAAAGTTGATATTAATGATTTAATTATTGAAAATATAGAACTTAATGCTTCGTTATTTAAAATGAAACGAGGAAAAAAACAACCTTTGGATGATGGTTTATACTATATTGATACAATGAGAAGAGTTGTCAAAGTTGAAGATGGTATTGTTGTTAAAATAACCAAATATAATCCGTTTGGTGTTAAGAAAGATGAAACACCATATGTTGCATTTGTTAAACGAATTGCGGAATCATTTAAGGCTAGATTAATTCAAATGATACAAAGTGAAAATGTTAATGAAAACTATTTTAGGAATTTGATAAATAAAGTAATAAGAGGTTAAGATTAAAGGGGGAATGAAACAACATCCCCCTTTTTTATACCTAATTTCTTACAAGTTCCACCTCTAACTTCAAGTACAAAGTTTCCTTCACCAGTGTATGATTTACATATTTTTGTTTCACAAGGAGGACAATTGTGATGTATTTTGGTTATTACATCATTATCAATAAAGATTATATCTAGGGGGATTATACAATTTTTCATCCAAAAACCATGTTCTTGGTTTTTCATTACAAATAACATTCCATTGAATGTTTTGTCAAAGGTTTTATTCATCATACCTTCTTGAGTTTCTTCAGGAGATGTTTGAACTTTTACCTTGAAAATGTTGTCATTTATACTTAACTTCATATATATAAATATAATAATAATTCATTATGGGAAATTGTGCAGGTATTTTATTAAAATATAAAAATCATTGTTTATTATGTAAAAGAAGTCAAAAAGGGAGTTTACCAGGTATTTGGTCAGTTCCTGGAGGACATTTGGAGAAAGGTGAGAGTATCCAAGATGGAGCTGTAAGGGAGTTTAGGGAAGAGACTGGATATCAGATTGTTGATAACTTGGATTATGTGGCAACATTGAATGGTGGGTCAAGAATGAAGTTCTATTTGTTCTTATATGAGATTGATAAAAAGATAAATATTGATTTGGATGATGCAATTGATGGTAGTGAACACGATGAATGTGGGTGGTTTACCAAAAAAACTTTACCTAAAAAGGTAGAAAATCAACTTTTTTTTATAATAAATAAGATTTTTTGAAAAATTTGATATATTTATATTTCACAAATCCCCAACTTCCCTTTCTTATGTTGGTCAATATATAGAACTCCGATAATTGTAAAAAATTATTGGAGTTTTTTTATTTGGTTGGAACTTTATGATTGGTGGGTTGGTTATAATAGTATTGAATCACCTTAATTAAATTTTAAAGATATGGAACTGAAAAACTTAAAACACGAAAACTTCATACAATTGTGTAAATTAAGATTGAAAAACGAAAATAAAGATTTCACTGAAATCACTATTGAAGATGATACATTTAGACATTTCAATGGTATTTCTTTTATCGTAAAATCTGATAAATGGGCAGACTATCGTTTTTCAGTTTCTTTCGATATGTTTTACCCTAACGAATTTATGTATTTATTAGGGTTCGGTGTTAAATTTTAAAATATTGAATATATACACAATTTTTGATTATGCGGTGGAATTGATAAACCCCCAATAAAAAAATAATCAAACTTGGAACTTTATGGTTGTTTGATTGGTTATACTATTATTAACATCACAAATAATATCAAATATGAAACACGTAATTCCATCAACAAGTCTTACTTCGGTTATCAAAGCTGAGAAAAACAATAATGGTGCTTCTTTTGTGATTAAATCACTCAAAACCGGTAAGGAATACACTTACACAATCACAAGATCCCTTTTCAATGGTAAGTGGTACACTCACATTAGTGTGGAGATGGAATATATGAATTTCAAACGCATTGGAACTTATTTCAGTGGTAAAATATACAATAAAGGAAATGTGGTTAACATTCCTACAGCCACAGCGATTGCTTGGGTTTTATCCAAAGTTGAAGAGGGAAAATTTGACTTATTGAATGAAAATGTTGAAATTTCCCATACTGGTAGTTGTTTACGTTGTGGGAGAGTATTGACTGATGGTCAAAGTATTGAAAGAGGTTTGGGACCTACTTGTTCAAGTAAATAAAAAATTATTGGAGTTTTTTTATTTGGTTTGAACTTTATGGTTGTTTGATTGGTTATAATAGTATTGAATCACTTAATAAAAAACATACCACAATGAAATTAAGAAAACAAGAAATAGTTTCAAAAATTGAAAATGGTGCTGCATTGGTAAAAAAATTTGACAGAATGTATGGTACTTATTTTTTTCTTAACGATATTGATGGTAATACATTATATAATTTACATCTCGGTGATTGTAAATCAATATACGCTAAATCACAATTTGTTAAGACTACGATAGATTCAAACACGTTTGAATTGTCCAAACTTTAAATAAAAGTATGATAATAAATAATAAAGTAAGAAAAATAGCAGAAGAAATAACTGATGAATTGTTTAGAATATATTATGTACAATTATTGAAGGATGAAATAAGTAAAGATGACTATGAATGTTATTTGTTGGTACTTAATGATACAATTAAATATTTTTCAAAAATTGAAGAATATGAAAAATGTGTTGAATTAGAAAAACTTAGACCAGTAAAATTGGAATTAAGTGGATTATATGGTTCTATAAATAACATATAACGTCTGATGATAAACAATCGTTTTAATGTTGTTTATCATTTGTTATAAGTATGTGTTGGTGGAAATGTTACCTCCTCTTATGTAGCAAAGTAGGGTCTCTACACTACAAATAATTGTGCATAATGAAAACACCACCAACATTACTTATACACTTTGTTATAGGTATGTAAAAAATTAACATTATGGAAATAATAGTAGAAAATGTAGTTAAATTGTTCGTAAATGATACACATATTTGTGCAGTAAATGCTTTGCAACTAATGAAATATCAAATGGAAAAACACAATTGGACTTACGAACAATGGAACGAATATTATCAGGTATATAGGAATAATTTGAATAACGTAGGGTTGGTCGGTTAATTTTTATTACCTATAACGGTTACAGATATATTTAGTTTTTAATTTAAAAGATAAAAATTATGGAAACATACGAATTTGAAATAGATGGTACAATTGTTAAAATAACAACGGATAAAAAATTAAATATATCTGATGTTATAGTTAGTTTAGCTAAATCATTAAATGGTGATGATGTTAATATTGAAGATTGTATATACAAAGGTAAAAAGAAATATTACAAAGAAATAAAGATAAATTAACTATAACTATATTATATAATTACTCCCCCACAAACCATTGAAAATTAATGAGAAAGGACAAACAACTTTAAAGATTTGTGAACAAAAACTTAATTATCTAAACTACTCAAAAATCCGTAAAATATTATTATGAAAGCAGAAGAAGCAGAAAACTGGAATAATGTTCATTATAGAATGAAAGAAGAAGGGTTTCATTATTGTTTTAATAGTTACTCTAAGTACCCTGAAATAAAAGATGAAAAATTCCACGAGTTAAGACAAAAATACTTGGAAGTTACCAAAGAATTGGAGGAATATGTCAAAAACAAAGTTAATGAAGCAAATTGGGAATTAGAATATGATGATGACGATGAAGATGAATATTGAAAATAGAAAAACCAAATTTGAATATACATTCCTTGAAACCTATCAAGCTGGTATTGTATTGACAGGAATGGAAGTTAAATCCATCCGTAATGGAAATGCAAATTTAACTGACACATATTGTTATTTCAAAGACCAAGAATTGTTTGTTAAAAATATTTCAATATCTTTACCAAATGGGGAACCAAAGAGGGAAAGAAAGTTGTTATTAAAGAAATCTGAGCTTAATAAATTGAAATCAAAACTTATTAATGGTTTAACAATTGTCCCAACCAAAATTTATGTTAATGATAGGGGATTGGTTAAAGTTGAAATAGTTTTGGCACAAGGGAAGAAGATTCACGATAAAAGAAATTTGATTAAAGAAAGAGATATTCAAAGAGAACTTCAAAATAAATCAAAATGGTAACTAAAAAAGTTGTAAATAAAACCACATTCACCCAAAAAGTTGAGGGTAAGTTTAGCCTTAGTATAAGTTGGAATTGTAGAAAAGATAATTTTTATATACAAATTTCAAGAAATGGTTTATCTTGGTATATTTTAGCCCATAGAAAAAAAGATGATGTTTATTGGAACTCTTTATGGACTGAAATGTGTTGGAAGAATTTAGAAGATGCTATGGAATTCGCAAGTAAATTTAATTACAATAAAATAACTCAAACAAATGAACACGACAATGTATAACATCAAGATTGTTAATGAAAAATTTGGAACAATTCTTAACGAGAATTTCATTAACGATGTTCAATTCAAGTTGTTTCTTAAAATGATACAAGGATCCTTGGAACTTAAAAATGCGTTAACATTTTTCAATGGAGTTGACTTTTTGGTACATATTCCTTATGATAAACTTGTTGATTCAATAATTACAACCAATGTAAATACTTATGATATGACAGAGATTGTCAAATCAAAGATTGAAGCTCTAGTCACAAAATAAACTTTAAATTACTTGGATATGAAATTGTTTTTATTTGGTATGTTTGTGGTTCTTATGGTAGCTTGTTGCCCAGCAAAGAAAGCTTGTTGCACTAAAGTTGAGAAAACCTGTCACAAGGTTGAGAAAGATAGTTCTTGCCATAAGAAGTAGTTTCCTTATTTAGAAAAATGAGGTGGTGGAGTCCGATTCTATCGGTCCTATAAAAGGAGATATTATTATCTCCTTTTTTTATTTTATTGTTATATTTATAAATAAAAAAAATATGGAAGATAAAATTAAAAAAACAGTAATGGAAGAAGCCAAGAAGAGAGGTTTATTCCTTGAACAAGATGGTGAAGAAGATGTTGAAAAAGTAACTGGTGAACCTAAGTTATATAAGTTAAGTGATAAAGTTGTTACATTCTTAAATGCAAGAATCAAGGATGAATATTATGCTCATTATCTATACAGAGCTGCGGCAAATTGGTGTCACGATATGAACTATAAGAAAGCTGCAGTGTTCTTTGATGCAGATGCCATAAAAGAATTGGAACATGCCCAAGGTATTGAGAAATATATGACCGATTTCAATATACTTCCAACATTCACTAAAGTTGAACAAAATCATAAATTTGACAACTTAATTGATATCATTTATAAAGCATACGAATTTGAACTTTATCTAATGAAAGCTTATAATAAAGATTCTGCAAGTGTTTTAACTGAAGATTTAACCACATTTGATTTCCTACAAGAATATAGAGAAATTCAAAAAGAATCTGTAATTGAGTTTAATGATTTAATCAACGCATCAAACTTAATTAACAAAGAGAATAAGTTTGAAGTTCTTTATTTTGAGAATACTTATTTCTAATTCAATCTAATTATTAATAATAAACCCCACCATAAAAAGTGGGGTTTTATTTTTGTGGGTTAATAGGTATAAAGACAGAATCTTTAATATTTATAGTTTATATAAAAAACATTATGTCATTAATTAATCAAAAGAAAATAATACAATTATTAAAAGAATATAATACTAATTTTGGATTGTTAAATGAATCCAAAAAAGAAATCCTAATGGATAAGTTGGGATTAAAAGAATCATTAGCCCAAGTGTTTGATGAAGTTGGAAAAAAATTATCTGTATGGTTAGCCAACAAATATCTCAAATATTATTATGACTTAGGTAAGAGTTATGCAGAACCTGATGTAACTAATAAAGTTATTTTAGATTACGCTAAGAGAATGTTGAATCAAGAACATAATGCACCTAGTATGAGGAGAACATTAACATCTATAATGGACTATATTCAAGTTGGTCTAAATGGTAATAAAAGTAGTTTAGATGATTTATCTATTTTTGATATTTTTAATAAATCCAAAGAATGGCACGATAGTTTAAATGTTGGTGATAGTAAAATAAATTATATTGAAAACAATCCAATCCTAATTGATTTTAGAAATGAAAATGGTATAGGATATTACTGGGCAGACCTACAAACGAATAATTCTACTGAAGAGTGTGAAAGGATGGGACATTGTGGAAGAAGTTCTTATGGGTCATTATATTCATTAAGGAGCTATAGATTTACACCAGATGGAAAGTATAAGGTTAATGATAGTCATTTAACAGCATCAATAAGTAATGATGGAATATTATATCAATTAAAAGGTCCTAAAAACTCAAAACCAAAAGAAGAATATCATAAATTCATTTTACCTTTATTTGATTTACAAGATGAAGATGATGATTATTTCATCAAAGGATTTGGAACTGAATATGCCTCACAACAAGATTTCAAACTAGAAGATTTACCAATACAAACTCTCAAAGATTTGTATGGAATAAGACCAAAACTTTTCAAATCAAGAGGGTTAAAAAGTAAAATGGCTGTATTGGGAATTGAAATAGAAGTCGAACCATTACCGACTGATTTTTATGTGGATATAGAGTTTGAATATATAAATCATTATATTGATAATGATGAAGTAATTTACACCACAAAAAACCAAAGTAGTAATCCTTATAGTTCAAGGTATGTGGTGAATAATACATACTTATCACAAGCTCTTTTTGACCCCAACAAAATTGATGAATTATATGAATGGATTGGTGAAGAATATTCATTACCTAGTTATAAAGAACCATCATTAGAAAAAGTTTTAAAAGAAAATGTTTATGGTGGATTAAGGTCACATATGATAAGATTATTAAAAATGATGAAACCAACTGAAGAACAATTAAAACAATTGGAAGAAGTTGAAAAGATTACAGAATGGAGTTTACAAATATCAAGACTGGCTAATTTAATAAGAGAAATTGATACCATAGATTTAATTATTAATTATATTTACGAAGTTTATCACAATTGTTATCGTGATAGTATAGCTGATTCGGCAATTGGTGTATTAAAAGAATCTTTAATAACTACACTTGAAGGTTATGGTGGTGTTAGAGTTACAAAATATGGAATTTCAATAGAAGGTGATATTGGAGAACTTGTTGATATTGATGACCCAGAAGTTATTGAAGTATATGATGAAGTGGAGGAAGACTATGGTGAAATAATAACTGAAGACGTATTCAGAAAGTTAATTGATAGAAATATTATATCAAAACCTTGGTGGAGAAGACCTGATATAGATGAAGTTGATATTGATAATGACCGATTTAATGAAGAACTAAATGACAGCTTAAATTATATTGAAAGATACCAATTATGAAATTAAAAGAAAAATATTACCACAAAAAAATCCTAAATTTATTAAAGGAATATAATGATAATTTTGGATTGTTGAATGAATCCAAAAAAGAAATCCTAATGGATAAGTTGGGATTAAGTCCAAATATAGCTGAAGTATTCGATGAAGTTTGTGGAAAATTAGCAATATGGTTGGCTAACAAATATCTAAAATATTATTATGAAGATAATAAAACTAAGTCAAACCCTGGTGTTGCACATAAAGATATGTTAAAATGGGCACAGCATCGTATAAATTCAATGACCACATCTACACTCAGAAGAGTATTACCAGGAATTATGGATTATATCCGAGTGGGATTAAATGGTAATAAAAGTAGTTTAGATGATTTATCAATAGTACAAATTGCTTCACTATCAAGTCAATGGCACGACCAACTAAATGTTGGTCAAGGTAAGATAAATTATGTTGAAAACGCACCAATCCTAATTGATTTTAGAAATGAAAATGGTGAAGGATATTATTGGGCTGACCTAAATGTTAAAAACTCACCTGAAGAATGCGAAAGAATGGGACATTGTGGAAGAAGTTCTTATGGTTATCTTTATTCATTAAGAAGTGATAAAGTTTTACCTGGTGGAAAATATAAGTTAAATAGAAGTCATTTAACTGCTGCTATTAGTACTGATGGAATATTATATCAATTAAAAGGTCCTAAGAACTCAAAACCAAAAGAAGAATATCACCAATATATTGAACCTTTATTTTATGATACATATGATGATGGAGATTATTTAATCCAAGGTTTTGGAACTGAATATGCTTCTAACCAAGATTTCAAATTATCTGATTTACCTGAAGCAACAATTAGAAAAATATATAACGATAGACCTGAATTATTTAATACAAGAGGTTTAAAAAGAAAGTTGGGTGAGATGGGTATTATTGATGTTGAACCTACCCAAACAAGATTTGTTTTGGAACTATCACCAAATGAGCTTGGAACATATTTGGAGGGTGATACTTATTCAACTCGTAGATATAAAAATAGAGAGGGTAAAGAGATAATTAGAAGAGAAAGTTGGTATGAAAAAATAATGTCCGATTCAATTTGGGATGATATTTGGGATATGGATTGGGGAAGTGATTGGAAATCAGCACTTGATTACTATGTATACCCTGAAAATGAAAAATTAATTGAGTCAATGATTAACGAATGGATTAGTAAGAGTGGTGATGAAGTTGATGAAGATATGTCTTTGGAGGAAAAAATAGAACAATATGATGATAACTACGATATTCGTAATGCAATGAGTGGAGCTGAAAACGATGTTGCTGGTAATGAATATGTTGATTATTTAAGAGACACCTTAAAATCAGCTTTAGAAGAATATGGTAGTGTATTTGAATTCAGTGATGAGACAATTAAGATACAAATTGATTTGAAAGATTATACTAATAATATTGATGAGGACACTCTTGATGAATACTATGAGAATTGTTATGATGACCCAAAATGTGTATTTAATGAATTATTAAGTGAAGGAAATATTGATATACCAGAACCTAGATTCAACGACAATTGGTATCCTAATATAGATAAACGTACATATAATGAATATTTAGCTGATAGACTAAACGAAATATAAAATGAAAATAATAATAACAGAAAGTCAGTATAAAGTAATATTGGAGAATGAGGAATATCTCGGACAGATTATGGAATTAATTGAAACATTTGATGAAACAAATATTGATATTGCATTCCAGATTGCAAAAGGTTTGAAGATAAAACCGAGCACAATATTGGAACAATACAAAGAGTTATTTGAGGTTTTTAATTATAAACCAATAATAGGAAATTTAAAAAAAATAACAAAAAAGACTATTTTAGATGTTAAGATTAGTTTATCCAAAAAAACAATTGACTTAATATTCAAATTACCAAAATTACAAATAATTACATTTTACACATTAAATGATGGTGATTTGGATGAGTTAGTAAGTACAAATAAACAATTATTTTTTTCATCTAACTGTAAAATAACCTCATTACCTAAATTAAAAGAAGTTGGTACTCTTGAGTTAGAGGGTACAAAAATTGAATCATTACCTAATTTAATTTCAGTTGGGCGTACTTTAGGTTTAGAAAAAACCCCACTTGGAAAAGAATTAAAAGATAGTGGAATGAGTAAAGATGAAATTAAAAATAAATTTGGAGTAAAAGGTACGTTATTTATATGAAAATAATAATAACAGAAAGTCAGTATAAACTAATATTGGAGAATGAAAAATATCTCGGACAGATTATGTACTTAATTGAGGCATTTGATGAAACAAATATTGATATGGCATTTGAAATTGCAAAAGGTTTTAAGATAAAACCGAGCACAATATTGGAACATTATGAAGAATTATTCAAACTTTTTAAATATAAACCATCAGTAATAAATTTGAAAAAAATAATAAAAAAGACTAATTTAGATGTGGATATTAACTTATCTAAAACGACAATTGACTTAATATTCAATTTACCAAATTTGAAAACAATAAATTTTTTCACATTAAATAGTGATTTGGATGATTTGGTTAGTACTAATAAACAATTATATATTACAAATCGTTGTAAAATTACCTCACTACCTAATTTAATGTCAGTTGGGGATTTATATTATGCTCATTCAAAAATCACCTCCCTACCTAAATTAAAAGAAGTTGAATATGATTTAGGTTTGGATAATACAGACATTGAATCATTACCTAATTTAATTTCAGTTGGTGGTGATTTGATGTTAACTAATACACCCCTTGGAAAAGAATTAAAAAACAGTGGAATGAGTGAAGATGAAATTAAAAATAAATTTGGAGTAAAAGGTGAATTATATATATGAAAATAATAATAAGTGAAAATCAACTTCGTTCAATTATCAATGAGTCAAGAATTGAAAGGAATGTTGTTAGAAAAGTAGTTAGAGATTTAACGGATATAATTAAAAGAAAAGAAGAAGGTGAATTTTATTTACCTGAAGATATTTCTTCTGAAGAAGAAATGGATATTTACCAATTCGATGATTATGAGGTTGAATTTACAATAGAATTTAAAATTATTTACGATGATAATTTGGACAGATTTCTTCTTAATGGGGCTTATTCAACTGAGGATGATGTTGTTGAAATAGTCCTTACAGTTAATCCTGATAACTTGAAGAAACAAATGTATGATATAATTGGTGAGTTAAACATTTTACTTGCTCACGAATTAGAACATGGATTACAACAATATTATGATGAATTTGATTTGGATGTTGAAGAACCCAAAACACCAAAAAAATATTATCAACAACCCCACGAAATTCCAGCACAAATTCAAGGATTCAAAAGACTTGCAAAATTAAAGAAAGTTCCATTTGAAGATGTTGTAAGAACTTGGTTTGAAGAAAATAAACCAATTCACAAAATGAAACCAAAAAATCAAGAGGAAGTTATACAGACAATATTGAAAGCTCACAAAGAAAAATATGGGAAATAGAAACATTATAAAAAAAGTCTTGAATGAGTTTTTAACAGAACAATTCAATGATTATGGTGATATTAAAAATGTTAAGAAATTAAAGAAAGACTGGAGAAAAGATGTTACTTCAGGTACTGAAAGAGGTATTACCAAAATCAAAACAGGATTATCAGGGAATAGTATTAAAGAAATTGTAAAGGATTTATCTAATAAGTTTGGAATTAAAAAAATCAAATATGCTGGAAGAGGTTATTATGGAATGGCTTTTTTAGTTGATAATAATAAGATACTAAAACTAACCCAAGACGAAGATGAAATAAAAGGGATTGAAAAAATAGTAGGGAAAGAAATACCAGGTATTGTTAATTATTATGGATACGAATTTTATCCCAAATATAACATTTATGGTATTTTAATGGATAAAGCCAACACAATCCCAAAAGTAGAAAAAGATATATATACAACAATGTTTTATGAAGGAGCAAACTACTCTGACTCTGATTTTTGGGATGATTATGATGAAGGTAATTTGGATAATTTGGTTGATAGATTGGAAAGCCCTGAACCTGAAGATGAACTTCCACCAATTGGTATCAGTGGTTATTATAATAATGAAGAAGATGATGAGTTTGATGATGAAGAGTTTGACGATGAAGACGAGAGTAATTATTACATTCCAAAAAGAGAAAAACCTGTTTCGAGTGTAAATATTACCTATGATGAACTAATAGATTATATTGAAAAATACAGAGAATTATTATTGAAGTTGGAAGCTAACGATATTGCAACAAAAGATTTACACGGAGAAAACATTGGACAAATAAATGGAGAACTAGTCCATTTTGATGTAATGGCATTTTAATAACTTAACAATAAGTTAATACAAAACATTTTACTATATCAACTATTTTTCCTATTTATGATTTGTCAAAACCATAAGTATGAAAAATATCTTTCTAGTCCTATTACTCTTATTATCATTTAAATCCTTTTCACAATTTACAATCATTGGTAAAGTTGTTGATGAAAACACAAAAGAACCATTAATTGGTGTTACAGTTATAATCAAAGAAACTTCAGTTGGAACAACAACAGACATTGAAGGTATATTCACAATAGATTCAGACAAAGACACTGTTACATTAGAGTTCTCATATGTCTCATATAAAAAAGAAATCCAAGAAAATATTGTATTGGTTGGTGAATTAACAACCATCCCTGATATTATTCTTAAAGAAGATGTATTAGAAACTGGTGAAGTTGTTATTACAGCAGACAGAATTGTTAAAAATGAAATTGGTCTGATTGATATGAAAATGAAATCAGTCACAATGGTTGATGGTATTAGTTCTGAGAAAATGAAATCAACTGGTGATGGTAATGCCGTTGAAGCAAGTAAACGAGTAACTGGTGTATCAATAGATAATGGAAAGTATGTTTATGTTAGAGGATTGGGTGATAGATATTCAAAGACAATAATGAATGGAGTTGAAATACCTGGATTGGATCCTGATAGAAACTCACTCCAAATGGATATATTCCCCACCAATTTATTAAATAATATTGTTGTATCAAAAAGTTTCTCAGCTGAATTACCAGCAGATTTTACAGGTGGATTAATAAATATTGAAACAAAAGATATACCTGAAACACCACAAGGTTCATTTTCAATAACCACAGGATTTAATAACCAAACCCACTTCAATAATAATTTCTTTAGTGAGAACGGAAGTATGACTGATATATTAGGGTTTGATGGTGGAGTAAGAAGATTACCAAATGAACTAAGAAGTAGTTATATCCCAACCCCATATAATAAACCATCAACTATAAGTTCAGCACAACATCAACAGAATATTGTTAATACATTAAGAAGTTTGAATCCTGAATTGGGTGGTGTTAATGGTATGCCATTCTTGGATTTTGGTGGTGGATTTTCTTACGGAAGAACAAATAAAAAGTTTGGTTATGTTGTATCACTAAATCAAAAAACAGATTATAGATTTTATACTGATGTAAAGTATGGTGAATACCAAAGGGTAACTGATAACTCACAATATGATTTGATTTATGCAACAAAACAATCAGGACAATTAACTGAAATTAATAATCTATTGGGTGGATTAGTTGGATTCAATTTTGTTAAAGGTAAGAGTAAATATAAATTAAACCTTATTCATTTACAGAGTGGTGAGAATAGAGCTGGTAAGTTTAACATATCAAACAATTCATCAGCGGTTGGACAATCAGGTTATGATGCAACATCATATAATCTTGAATACAATCAAAGAGGATTAACCAATTTACTATTAAGTGGAAAACATAAAATAAACAATTGGAATATTGATTGGAAATTGTCCCCAACTTATTCATCATCAATTGACCCTGACATTAGAAAAACACCATTCAGTTATGATGGTTCATATTCATTCTCATCAGGTGAAGCGGGAAACCCATCAAGAATATGGAGAAACTTGGGTGAATTTAATAACCAATCAAAGATTGATATAAATAAAGAATATGAAAACTTAAAATTGAACTTTGGTTTATCTCACGTATATAAATTGAGAAACTATGAAATCAAGTTATTTGAATTGATGTTTTCAAAACCACAATCTTGGACATCACCAGACCCCAATCTTGTAATGAATAGTGATAACTTATATCCATCTGATGTTAATGGAACTTATATTCAATCTGGTAATGTGAATCCAAATCCAAATCAATATTCATCAAATGTTAATAATCTTGGAGCATATGTTTCAGGTGATTATAACATTAAGAACAAGTTAAAGATTAATTTGGGTTTAAGAACTGAATACTTTATTCAAAGACATACAGGAAGAGATATAAGATATGCGAATGGTGATGTGAATGGAAACAATTTGGTTAATGATAAAGTTATGGAAACGATAAATCTATTCCCATCAACAAATATCATATATTCAATAACGCCAAAACAAAATCTAAGAACATCATATTCAAGAACAATTGCAAGACCATCATTCAAGGAATTATCTTATGCCCAAATATTGGATCCAATCACAAATAGAATATTCAATGGTGGTTTATTCACATATAATGGAACTTGGGATGGAAATTTGAAATCAACAAATATTGATAACTTGGATTTAAGATGGGAGTTATCAAATAAAAATGATTTCTATTCAATATCTGGGTTCTATAAACATTTCAATAATCCAATTGAACTTGTTAGAATACCTGAACAACAAACATCAACTGAATATCAACCAAGGAATGTTGGAAATGGTGATGTGTATGGATTGGAATTGGAGTTAAGAAAATCGTTTCTAAAGAACTTTTATTTCAATACCAATGTCACACTCGTTAAGTCACAAATAACGATGACAGAGACAGAATATCAAGCAAGAAAACAATATGAAAGGTTAAATGAAAACATAGACAACACAAGAGTTATGGCAGGACAATCACCATTTGTAATCAATACTGGAATATCTTATAAGAACGATAAAATTGGTTTGAATGTTGGGTTGTTTTATAATGTAAAAGGACAAACATTATCCATTGTTGGAACTGGATTATCTCCTGATGTTTATGATGAATCATTCCATTCATTGAATCTTTCTGTAAGTCAAAAGATTAAGAATACATCAATTGATTTTAGAGTTCAAAATATTCTTAATGATAGAGTTGAAAGTTTTTATCACTCCTATAAAGCTGAGAAACAAGTATTCAATAGTGTTAATCCTGGTGTGACTTTAACATTGGGTGTTAGTCATAAGTTCTAATAAAAAACCCCACCTTAGAGATGGGGATTTGATATTTAACGTTATTTCCTTGATGTACATCTACGATATAAATCACCGGCATAAATCATTAGACCCTCTTTTTCATCATCGTCTAAATTATCATCATCATTTATTTCTTCTTCCATTTGAAGAAGTTCATCCTCAATACGGCTAAATAAGTATTTAATTTCATCCAAATTACCTTCTATAATATTTAATCTATCTTCATAATCCATAAAAGTATCTTCATCTTCTTTGATTACTCTTTTAACCAATTTAGTTAAATCTGTTTCAGTTAGTTTTACTATCTTTTTCATTGTTTTTTTTTTTGTGTTTTTATTTAAATATAAATATTTTAAAATAACAAAAACATCTATTCCCAAAATATTTTTTGATTATTGTTTGGAAATGTCAATTGGTGTGTCTATTTTTGTAAAAAATTAATAGACTATGAAACACAAAATAATTCAAACAGAAAACTATCTACTTGTTGTAGATGATAGTAAGATTACGGAAGGTGATTGGTTTATATCTATCCCAAGAGGAACTATCCATAAATGTACAGCTGTTTTTGAAAACAATTTAATTGATAAAAGCTGGGAAGGTAGGGATGCAGTAGAAATTACTAAATCTGATTGTAAAAAAATCATAGCAAATCTACCACTCAACAATGCACCTACACTTGAAGGTATAGATTTATTGCCATCAATTGAACCAATAGGTTTTGATGAATATCAATACACAGAGGAGGATTTGAGGAAGGCTATCAGGATGGGTATTCAAAAACATCCATACGCTTTTGATGGTAAAGAACCAAAATACAAATACTCTGAAGATGAAATCATCCAATCCCTCCAACAACCAAAATATCCTATTGGGTTTGAATGTGAAATGGTTTGGTATAATCCAAAAACTAATAAAATAGCAGATTCATTACCCGAAATAACAGGATTAAATGATAATGATGGTTGCTATATGATACACTCAATTATTACTAATTCACAAGGTCTTACTCAATGGGTGGGAAAATATATTTTTGATTAAATTTTGAAATAAGAAAATCAAATTGTAATTTTGTGACACAATAGTCCTGTGGCGAAATTGGAAAACGCTTGAGAAAAAAAATCATTGTGCAGGTTCGAATCCTGTCAGGACTACAAAAAATTAAAAAATAAAAGTTATGGAAAAAGAATATCAAAAGGAATATGAAGACTATATGAAAAGTATTGTCGATAAATTTTCTGATTTATGTTCAGTTAAAATGGACTATCAAGATTATTGCAATTATATCTCAGAACGAGATAGAGATACAAGATATAGTTTTTGGCATCCACACGAGAGAGTGTTTATAGATATGATGTTGGATGGTTCATTTGAGCAAAAAGGTGTCAAAGATAAAATATTGGAAAGACAAGAAAAAGCTAAGAAGTGGTTATCCGAAAATTTATTAACTTACGATAATTGGGTTGAAAAATATAAAAATTGAAAACTTTAAATTAAGATAAAATGAGCTTAGAAGAACAAAACTTGAATGAAGGAGAAACCCCTCAATTGAATATAGACGATGTTAGCGAGAGTATTTTTGATAAAGCAGTAAAGCACGTTCAAGAAACCTATTGTGATGCACATTTAAGTACACCTTATATGTTACTTGGTGATGTAGCTGAGTTAATAAAGATAACTACTGGAAAAGAAGTTGAATGGGAGTTGTTGGCTAAATATTCTCGCTAACACAAATGTTTGCGAAACTTTAATAGTCCTGTGGCGGAAATGGTAGACGCAATAGTAGACGATTCTCAGTCCTAACTACAAAGAGTAGCTAACTTTGAAAGTGGGTGTCAGGTTAATCTGAGATACAGGTTCGAATCCTGTCAGGACAACAAAAAATAAAATAAACATTATGATAAAGTTAGTTAGATTGAAACCCAATGATAAATCTTTTTATGTAAAGATGACAAAGAGTTTTGAATTTGGAATACCTGCAGGACATTGGCTTGGTGTTGAAGATGGGAAGATTTATCACTCGGATGATTTGGTATTTCTTCAAGATGTTTAATTTTATTACTTATAAAGTCCTGTTGCGTAATGGTATACGCTATGCCAAAGCAAAGTGAGTAAATGACGAGTGGTATAAACCTAACTCCTGTAATGGGAAAACCTAATGAAATTTCAGAGACTCGCCTTTCACAATTACAGGTTCGAATCCTGTCAGGACTACAAAAAATTATAAAAATGAAAACTGAAAAAGAAAAAATTGAGTTAGAAATTAAAAAGTTAACTGATAAAAGGGATAATTCCTCCGATACTTTTACTAGAATTAAACTATCCCAACAAATAAAAAAACTTAAAGAAAACTTAGAAAAATTAATATAATGTACAGATTAACCAGAGAAAAAGACAATAAAACCATAATAGGTGAACAAGTGAAATTCATTGAATGGGATGAATATGGAAGATTTTCCAATAAACACGATGAACCAGCTGAAGGTAGGTCAGTTATGATTGATCCCCATCATTTCAGTTATACTTGGTTAACCACAGAAATTACCTCATTCACCAAAGATGGGAATAAATTAATATTTTCAACCAAAAACTCAAATTACATTTTGGAAATTGAGGATTAAATCATATCTTTGTCCTAACAAAAAAAAACAATAATATGGAAAATATATACGATATTAAAAAGCTCAAATCAAATGAAGATTTAATTTTCATTGAAGTAAAAAAACTTCTTCAGAAGAAAGAAGATGAACTTCGTTGGTATATGGAAAAATATTTTTCTGAAGAAGAAATGGTTAAACATTCAGAGAATCTTTTAAGAATGATTTCCGATAATGGTGAGGTTGCATTTATTAAAATGCAGTTTTTAAAATCAAAGGTTTCTGAGGGGTAAAATGTATAATGAAGTAATTGAAATCGTTAAAAACAAACCATAATGGAAAATCAATTCGTATCATACGAAAAAGCTATTGAGTTGAAAGAACTAGGTTTTGATGAACTTTGCTGGGCTTGGTATAATATGCCTGATGAAGATGTCAGATATTGTTTTTCAGAACAAAGAAGTCCAATTACAAATAGTCACGAAGAATGGAGTGCCCAAATTTGGAAATCCAAAGTTGAGAACATTGGATTACCAACATCATCACAAGTCTTCAAATGGTTTCGTGAGAAATATGATTATTATTGTGAGATATTTGTTGATGATAATAAGACATTTGGTTTTTTAATCAGTTATTTTGTTGAAGATGGAAGAGCTGATAAACCTATACAAAGAGGATATAATTCTTATGAAGAAGCTGAAGATGCTTGTATTAATAAATTAATTGAAGTTATAAAAGAGAAATAATATGAAAGATTTATTTGTATCTTATGAACAAGCACTCCAACTTAAAGAACTTGAATTTGATGAACCTTGTTTAAAAGTTGGTAATCCAAACGGACATATTTTGTGGAAGTTTATGGATGTTCTTGATGTTGAAGGTGTTGATGTTGGTGATATAATGAAAGAGAAGTTTGATGATAGGTTTGTTGAAATACCACTCAAACAACAAGTTTATGTATGGTTTATGGAAAAACAAGGATTGAATAGTTGGATACTGAGTATAAGTGACCCAAAAGAAACTGACACAAAATACTCATATGAAATTAAAAATTGTGATGACAAATTATTATTTGATAATTTAGAAGAAGCTGAAGATGCTTGTATAACCAAGTTAATTGAAATCATTAAAAACAAACCATAATGAAAGACTTATTTGTATCATACGAACAAGCATTAGAACTTAAAGAAATTGGATTCAATGAACCTTGTTTTGGGTATTATTATACATTAAATGGGAAAGATTGGAAATTTGTTGAAAAAACTGAATTTTATAGATTAGATGATGAAATAAATATTGGTTATAAATTTTCCTTATTAGCTCCACTCAAACAACAAGTTCTACGATGGTTCAGAGAGAAATATAATATCATTGGACTCATTGAAGGGGGTTTTGATATGACAAACATATTCACATATTGTATATGGGAGGGATTCAAAGATAAAATTTATGATGATTATTATGGAACTTATGAGGAGGCTGAAGATGTTCTAATTAATATATTGATTGATAAAGTTAAAAACAAATAATATGAAAAACATACACGTATTACCAACAGACAAAGGAACAGGTAGTTTAGCTAAATCACCCAATACTAAGTATTATGTAGTTTCTGACCATAATAGAGGTATTTCTGACCATATAGATTATAACATCTACATCACCAATGATGAGAAACCTAAAGCAGGAGAATGGACACTATATCAAGGAAAAAAAATACATAAATGTATTGAAAATATTGTTGGCGCTGTATTTAAAAAAATCATCCTAACAACAGACCCTCAACTTATTGAAGATGGTGTTCAAGCTATTGATGAAACATTCTTGGAGTGGTATGTAAAGAATCCAAGTTGTGAGGAGGTTGAAGTTGAAAAACAACGGATATGCGAAAATTGTGGTGTAGAAGATTGTAATAATTTTAGATGTAGAGGTTATGATAATGTTTTAAGATATGAAATTGTTTTTCCACAAGAAGAACCTAAACAAGAATGGAATCCAACACAAGGTGAAGAAGTTTGGATTAAAGTATTTTCAAATTGGTCAAAAGGAACTTATATTGGGTATGATGTAGCCAAACAGACCCACATAGTTAGAGAAGAAGAAAAAGGAGGAGGACATTTATTTTCAAGTACTGAAGTTTTACCTTACCACGCAATGCCAAATGAACCTAAACAAGAAACATTGAAAAAAGTTGAAGAAAACATCGATAGAGAAGAATGGATACACTTTTTTAAAAATAATTCAAAAGAAGAAATTTTAGAGTATTTAATTAATTATAAATTTCCATTATGAAAAACGAAAAACTTGAAGAAGCTGCAAAAAAATATAGTAATATTCCTGTAAATAGAGTAATAGATACTGAAGAAAGGTATTTTAATAGCAATGTAAGAGATTATGATTCTTTTATAGAAGGTGCTAAATGGCAAGCAGAACAAATTGAACATAAAATATCTGAAGCGTATGAACGTGGATTAAATGCACTAATCCCACTAATTGAAAACTTAAATAAAGAAATTACTGAATTAAAAAGAAAAGGGATATGAAAGACAGAATACAAATTGATGGTGTTTGGTATGTTAGAGAAACTGAACCACAACCTGAATTCCTTGATGTAAAAATACATACATCATTAAGTGCTCACTATGAAAATGAAGATTATAGTTGGGAAGCCATAAGAACATACAAAGATGATAATGAAACTTTCTATGAAG